GATGAACAATTAATGGAAGCTATTAGTTTAGCACCTAAGAAATTTTCATTAGAAGCAGCACCTAAAAAACCAAATACTACAAATAATAAACAATCACAAGCATCTAAAGAAGCAGAAAAATTACATTTAGTTCATTTGGGGTATGGTAGATATGGTAAAAAGAAAGGTGGTGTAGTTACACATACTACTGATAAAAAAACAGGTAAATTAATACCTGTTGCTAGACAACAAAAAATTACACCACAACAAAAAGTTCCTACTAAAAAAGTAGTAGCACCTCAACAAAAAGATCCAACAGCAACTAAAGCTAATTTACAAAAACTTGCACAATTAAAACAACAAGTAGCGGATAAAAGAGCAAAAGATGCAGCTAAAGGTAAACAAATACCAACACAAACTACAACTAATACATCTAAAAGTGGCAAAAATAAAAATTTAATAAAAATAGATTCGTTAAATAGTAAAAACTTTTTAACAAAACAACAACCAGATGATGCTACATTTGATAAAGCAAATAAGAAAAGTCAAATAGGGCCACCACCAAAACCATTTAAATTTTCAAAAGAAATTTATCAAAATGCAAAAATTCCAAAAAGACATTTAGTTGCATTAGAAAGAATGTTACGAACTAAATTAGATGATAATAGTAAAAAATGGTCACATTTTTCTAATTTACCAGGTGGAGCAGGTAAAATACCAGCACAAGCCGGTGAATTAATGACATTGATTGGGACATCGTTAGATGATAAAAATGCAGCTATTTTTTATAATTCATTAGCTAAATATGAAAATGAACAAATACAATCACATCCTGAATTAGCTAACTCAAGTAAAAGAATTGTAACTAAAGATTGGATTGCTGCAGCAATGAATAATAGAAAAGCAATTACAGCAAGAATTGCAAAAGAATATCCTGGTGCAAAAATTATAGCTGCTTCTTGGGATACTGAGGATGAAGTACAATCATTAGGATTACAGGATTACAAAAAGAACAAAGGATTTTCAACTGATGTATATTTTAAAATAAAAACAAAAGATGGAAAACAAATTTTAGATGAAGTATCTCTTAAAAAAGATAAAAATGTAAACTTTTTAAATTCAGGTACTGGTGAATTTATAAAATGGGATCCAAATATTCCTGATGAGATAAATCCTAAAGTATATGCACAAACTGAAAGAAAAGCGTTAATGGCATTTGCAAAAAAGAATATTCAAAAATTAGCTAATGTTGGAAAAGTAGATAAAGATTTACAAAGATTAATAAAAGAAAAAGGAATAGATATAAAATCTGCATATCAATTAATGTTAAGTGGTAAGGGAAGTAATAGAGATGTAAATAACATTATATATTCTGCAATCAAAGCATTGAGTGATAAAGGAAATAAAGATGCAGCAAAATATGTAGCAGCAGTTGATAGAACACATAGAAAATATATTGCTAATTCAGTATCAGCATTATCAACTAATAAAAAATTAAAGCAAGGAATGCTTAATTCAATAAGAGAAGAATTTCCATTGAAAGCGGTTGGTGAAGGTGAAGAATCTATGGCAATAGGTGATATGTCTTTAGATAGAGCAGTATTAACAACAATATTTGGAACATCGGATTTTGAGCAAATTAAAGAAGGATTAATAGCAGTTACCGATTCAGAACCACCATATATTGCATATAGAGCAAAATCATCTAAAGTAAATATTCCAATCGCACAAATTGGGATTAGAGAAGATGGTGTTGGATATGGTGGACAACTTAAATTTGAAATGAAATTAGACCCTAGATTTGCAAAAGTACTAAAATTAGCAAACGAAAAAATATACGGAACAAAATAATAATGAAAACACAGTTACTATGTACCTTTAGTACTAAAACCGATGTTGAAAATCATATAGATTTAATTAAAAGTAATTATACATTAGCTTACAATTACATTTATGTCTTACAAAACAAAAACATTCCAAATGAATTGTTTGTTACATATAATGTGGTAGTAGAAAATGACCAGCCAAATTTAGAAATGAAAACTATCCTGGTTCATAGGAAGAAACAAAGTAATACTTTATATACAATTAATGCATTGAACAATGTTATTATGGAAGCTACTGGCGGACAATTAGATAATAAGTTTGAAGTGGATTGGGAAAAATTCAGAAATTGTATATTAGTAACAAATACGGAAGGTGTAAAGAAAATTTATACAAGAGTATTTGATGTGATAGATTTAACAAAATAAAAAGTTATGATATATTGGTTCACCGGACAACCAGGTAGTGGAAAAACTACTATGGCTAATTGGATGGAAGCTCATTTAATACATAAAGTTATCACTATTGATGGTGATGATATTAGAGATGTATTTCAAAACAAAGATTATTCAGAGGAAGGTCGTAGAAAAAATATAACTAATGCACAAACCCTTGCTAAGTTCTTACAACACAAAGGTTATGATGTAGTGGTATCATTGGTTTCGCCATACAAAGACCAGAGAGATAAATTCAAAGCAGAAATGGGTGAGAACCTAAAAGAAATTTATGTTCATACTACAAATGAAAGAGGTAGAGAAAATTTTCACGTTTCTAACTATGAACCACCTACCGAATTTTATATTGATTTAGATACTACAAATGAAAGAGAAATAGATACTTTCAAAAAGCTTCGTAAAGATTTGGGAATATAGAAATAAAATTGTAAATTAGAGTTATGAAAAGAAAATACGCATTATTCATCGGAAGATGGCAGACATGGCACGCAGGACATGAGTGGTTAATTAGACAACAATTAGATAAAGGTAAAGATGTATGGGTAGCAATTAGAGATGTTCCAGAAGATGAGAACAATCCTAAATCAGCATACAAAGTTATGTTAGACTTAGTTGAAGAACCATTCTTTAAAGAAAATTCAGATAGAATTTTAGTTAGTATTATACCTGATATCGAATCAGTAAACTATGGTAGAGGTGTAGGATATGATGTTGTGCATCACGCTCCTCCTGCTGATGTTGAATTGATTAGTGGAACTAAGATTAGAAAAGGTTATATGGACACTGATGGGGATGTTATAGAATATGCCGTTGATTAAGAGACACATAGCAAAATCCATATCATATCGTATTGTAAGTACCGCTATTGGGTTCTTATTAATGTGGTTGATAAGTGGTTCAATTAAAATTGGAGCCGCATTTGGGGTAGCAGAATTAGTTTACAAACCTATTCAGTATTATATTCACGAAAGAGTATGGTACAAATGGATTAAGTACGGATTAAAAAAAGATAAATAAGTTATATGCCAGCAAAACCAAAGATAAGTTCATCGGAATTATTAGTAGGAAATTACTCAAAAAGTCAGGTTAAATTAAAACCAACTGAAAAAGAAATTGAAAGACAACAAATAAGAGGTGCAGACGTATGTATGAAAATTGCTCAAGATTTAGTAGAAAAATCAGCAGTTAAAATAGATGCAGTAAAGAATCCAGCATATTATGGTGGTGTTGATAACCCATACGAAGTAATAAAGGTATGTGAAGCATGGGGTTTAGATAAAGATGCGTATCTATTTAATGTAGCTAAATACATAGCAAGAGCAGGAAAGAAAGATGCAGCAAAGGAACTAGAGGATTTAAAGAAGGCCGCATTTTATCTTAATAGAAAAATCTACAATTTAGAAAATCTATCTAAATAAAATGGTTTATTTGTATAAAATAAATACTGCATTTAGTTTAGAATTATATAATGATATAAAACCAATTGATATTGATGAATTTTTAAATACATCAAAAACATTTTTTGATAATATAAATAAAAATATTTTATCAAAAATACAAAATGATTCTAAATTAGTAATCATTATGTCGGATGAAGGTGATGTTAATCAATTTGATGTTTCCATATTGGAATTATTATTAAAGAAATACAACATACCAACTCATAATTTTTATTTTATACATAATATATTTGAATTTCCAAAATGTAATTTTAATCAATTATATTTAAATTCACATTTAATTAATGCAATAAAAGTAAGTAATAATATACTTAATAAAAATCATAATCAAATTTATAAATTCCATTTTCAAATACGAAGATTTAGAAAACATAGAATTAAATTATTAGAAGAGTTATTTATAGATGATAATACGTTTATTGAAAATAATTTAGTTTCATTTGATGTTAATTTTTTAGATAATAAAAATCAAATAACAAATTTAAATTCACAATTTAAAAAATACATTTCTAGAATAGAAAAAAAAGTAATTGATATTGAAAATTTTAATAGCATAAAAGGAAATTCAGATTTACCTATAACCTATGAAAAAAGTTGTATAACAATATTAACAGAAACCATGTTTTATGAAGATTATAATTATTTAAGTGAAAAAATTTGGAAACCATTAATGCACCAACATCCTTTTATATTATTGGGTAGACCATATGCATTAAAATCATTACATAAATTGGGATTTAAAACATTTAATTCAATTATAGATGAAAGTTACGATAATGAATTAGATGACACTATTAGATTTAACATGGTATTAAATGAAATATTTAAATTAAATAGATTAACCTTATTAGAATTAATTCAAAAGGTTAATTCAATAAATGATATTTTAATTTTTAATCAAAATCATTTGTCTAATATGGAATTAAATAAATTAGAATTAGAAAAAACTAATTTTATATTTGAAAACCAGGCCCCAACTAAGATACAACGTATTAATAATATACTCTAAATAATTTGGTAGTTTCAACTAATTATCATATCTTTATTGTATAGGAATTAAGAAAATCGATATTTATACGTGAGATTAAATCGCGATAATCTTAAAACTTAAAAACAAATTTTTAAAACTTAAAAACAAAACAGCATGAACATTAATGCAATCAAGCAACGTCTTAATTCGTTGCAAAACACTTCGAAGAAAACGGACTCATTGTGGAAAACCAAACCTGGAAAGTACCAAGTTCGTATCGTACCTTACAAATTCAATAAAGAAAATCCTTTCATTGAATTATTATTTCACTACAACATTAACAACAAAACTTATTTGAGTCCAGCTTCTTTTGGAAGACCTGACCCAATTTTAGAGTTCGCAGAAAAACTTAAGAAATTAGGTGATACTGAGAATTGGAAAGCTGGTAAGAAAATGGAGCCAAAGTTAAGAACATTCGCACCGATTATCGTAAGAGGTCAAGAGAATGAGGGTGTTAAATTTTGGGGATTTGGTAAGACTGTATATCAAGAAATTTTGGCTATTGTAGCTGATCCTGATTACGGTGATATTACCGATGAAACAAATGGTAGAGATATTGTTATTGAAATTGTAGAGGAAGCAGGTAAAACATATCCTGAAACTCGAATCAGAGTAAAACCAAATGTATCTCCATTACACGAGAATTCTGCAACAGCAGCAAAATTGTTAGATGAACAAACTAACATTACAGACATCTATTCCGAATTATCTTATGCAGAATTAAAAACTGTATTAGAAAATTGGTTAAACCCAACCGCAGCAGTTGAAGATGAAAATCCAACTCCATCTGTTACTCAACAAACATTAGCTCCTCAACCAAAGAAAGTTGAAGAACAATTAGTAAGTAAAGATGCGGCACCTGAAATTGGTGGAACAGGTTTAGTTAATGACTTACCTTGGGATGATGAAACACCTGCACCAGCACCTAAAGTAGATGTGGCAGCAGCATTTGATGATTTATTTAATTCATAATTATTATGGCTAAAATTGACTTAGCACAAGAAATAGCCGACAGTTTAAATAAAAAGTGGAAAGACCAAAAGGTAGCATACTTTTTAGATGATGATTCTGATGGAGCCCCAACCAATGTACCAGGTTGGGTTTCCACTGGAACAGCAATGTTAGATGTGGCGGTTTCAAATAGACCTTATGGGGGTTTACCCGTAGGAAGAATAACCGAAATTACCGGTTTAGAACAAAGTGGTAAATCTTTATTATCAGCTCACTTATTAGCTGAAACTCAAAAGCAAGGTGGGGTAGCAGTATTAATTGATACCGAAACCGCAGTAAGTAGAGAGTTCTTTGATGCAATTGGAGTAGATGTTTCTAAATTGTTATACGTTTCAGTAGATACAGTTGAAGATATTTTTGAAACAATTGATACAATCATTGAGAAAGTTCGTAAGGGTGATAAAGATAGATTAGTTACAATCGTAGTCGATTCAGTAGCCGCAGCATCAACTAAAAAAGAAATGGATGCGGATTATGATAAAGATGGCTACGCAACTGACAAAGCCATTATCATTTCAAAAGCAATGAGAAAGATTACTAATGTAATTGGTAGACAAAAAATATCAGTTATCTTTACTAATCAGTTGCGACAAAAATTAGGTGTTATGTTTGGTGACCCTTGGACTACATCTGGTGGTAAAGCATTAGCATTCCACGCTTCGGTTCGTATTCGTTTAAAGAATATGGGACAGATTAAAGCAGGTGAGAGAATCATTGGTATCAAAGTAAGAGCACAGGTTATTAAGAATCGTTTAGGGCCACCATTACGTTCAGCAGATTTTGATATTTTCTTTGATAGAGGTATTGATAATTTTGGTGGTTGGTTAAAGGTTATGAAAGATAACAAATTAGTTAAACAAGGTGGAGCATGGTACGAATATGTAGACACTGATACTGGTGAAGTTATTAAATTCCAATCTAAAGATTTTATTCAGATGATGGGTGTTAGAGATGAATTAAGAGACCAAATTTATAGAAAGATATGTGAATCAACAATCTTACAATATAAAAAAGAAGGTATTGATCCGGATGAAATTACATATGATAACGGTGGTGAAATACCAGAACCCGATATCGAAACAGAATAAAGGTTTATGAACGAAACATATAAAAAGTTACTAAACGAGGTAGAAAAAGACCATCAGCAATTAGGAAAAGAAAAGGTATTAATTGTTGATGGTCTTAATACCTTTATAAGAAGTTGGACAGTAAATCCTACTATGGATGATAACGGAGACCACATTGGGGGTATTGTTGGATTTTTAAAGGGAATTGGTTTTGCTATTAGAGAACAAAATGCAACTCGTTGTATTATTGTATTTGATGGTAAGGGTGGTTCTAAAAGTAGAAAGGATTTATATTCAGGTTACAAAGAGAATCGAGGTAATAATCGTTTTAGAGTGAATAGAGCATACTCAGATTTGATGAACAAAGAAGAAGAGGGTGTATCTATGAAACGACAAATGATTGGTTTAATCGAACTGCTAGAGTACCTACCTGTGGATATAATGCTATATGATGGTATAGAAGCAGATGATGTTATGGGCTATATTGCATCACAACTTTTAAAAGAGGATGAGTTGGCAGTTATTATGAGTGCCGATAAAGACTTCCTACAATTAGTAAATGAAAGAGTATCAGTTTATTCCCCAACAAAAAAGAAAATATACGATACAAATCTTGTTTTGGCAGAGTATGGTGTTCATCCTGCAAACTTTATGGTTTATCGTACTCTTGATGGTGATAAGTCCGATAATATTGACGGTATTCCTGGGTGTGGGCTTAAAACTATTGTTAAGAGATTTCCTGAGATTTTGGAAGAAAAAGAAATTACGATAGATAGAATGTTTGAACTATGTGAAGAACGCAGAAGTGAAAACAAATTTTATGATAAGATATTAGATGGTAAAAAAGTAGTTGAAAGAAACTATAAGCTGATGCAATTATCCGATCCAGATATACCTACTAATAAAAAATTAACAATTAACGATAAATATTTGGATAATTCAGCAAAATTGGATAAATTAGGATTCATCAAAAAGGCAATGGGTATGAGAACTATTAATTCATTCGGTGATGTTAATAGTTGGATTCAAAGTACATTTGCCAAATTACATAAATAAAATAAAAACACGGAGGAAACAACCTATGAAATGTTTAAAAAGTACAAAGACCGGTAAGATTATTAGAGTAAGTGATAAAGAAGCTTACAACGCAACAAGTGAGTGGAAATTCATTCCAAAGAGTGAATGGAAAGCAGCAGTAAGACCAGTTAAGAATGAAGTAAAAGAGGCTAAATAATGCAAGCAGTAGACACATTAGAAAAATTTGGACAATCGTACCAATCTAAAGTCATCGCTGCATTATTATCCGACCTACCATTTCTTAACCAAGTTTCAGAAATTACCAGCAAAGATTATTTTGAGAGTGAACAGGATAAGTGGATTATTGAAACTATTTTGGATTACCAAAGTAGACAATTTGCCGCACCTACACTTGATGTATTCAAAGTAAAGTTATCATCCTTAAGTTCCGAATCACAAAAGAAACAAATCGTAGATAGAATAAAACAAATCTATGATGTATTCGGTGCAGAGGATATGGAGTTTGTAAAACAGGAATTTATTAAGTTCTCAAAGTTTCAGAAATTAAAAGCCGCAATATTTCAATCAGTAGACCTAATCAAATCCGAAAAAAGTTGGGATGAGATAGGAGTTGTAGTTCAGAACGCATTAAAAGCGGGAATGGAAAACAATTTAGGACATGATTACTATAAGGATATTGCAGCTCGTATGGAAGTTACAAAGAGAAGTTCAGTACCAACTGGATGGAAACCTATCAACGAATTGATGGATGGTGGTTTAGGACCTGGTGAATTGGGAGTTATCGTAGCACCGAGTGGTGTGGGTAAGACTTGGGTATTGTGTAAAATTGCAGCCGATGCAGTAAGAGCGGGTTACAATGTAATGCACTATACTTTAGAGTTATCCGAAATCTATGCAGGAACACGATACGATACTATTATGACTGGTATTCCTTCTAACGAATTAAGAGATAGAAAGGATGAGGTTGTAGCAAAACTTAAGAACCACAAAGCAAACCTAATGGTGAAATACTATCCACCAAGAGGAGCAAGTACGAAAACAATCAAAGCACATTTAGATAAGTACAAAGGATTCGGATTCAAACCGGATTTAATTATTATCGATTATGCAGATTTGTTAAAGCCCGTAAACAAAAGAGATAGTACATATGCAGAGTTAGGTGGAGTATATGAAGAAATCAGAGGATTGAGTGGTGAGTTAGGTGTGCCAATTTGGACAGCATCACAAACCAATCGTTCAGCTATTGATTTTGAAGTTATTCAAGCCGATTCAATTGCCGATTCTTATGCAAAAGTAATGACAGCAGATTTCATTATGAGTGTAAGTAGAAAAGCAAAAGATAAATTAAGTAACACAGCAAGGTTTCACGTTATGAAAAATCGTTTTGGTGCGGATGGTTTAACATTCCCAGCTAAAATGGATACTATGGTTGGATTGATAGATGTATTTGAACCACAATCTTCGGATGGGGTGATGGCACAAAAGGAAAGCAACAATGGAAGTAACTTAGAAAAGAAACTTTTGCATAAAAAATATATAGAAAATATGGGTTAATAAGTATAAAACAATGTGGAAAAAAATATGAAAAAAAGTCGATTATTTTTATTAAAAATTGGTATCTATATATGAATATACTAATAATTATAGTTACATTTCGAACTTTTCCAGGAAAAAGTTTTATTTATTAACCTTACAAAATTACAAAAAACAAATGGACATTTCACAAAGAATCCTTTCTGACATTACGGTGTATATGAAATACGCAAAATTTCAACCCGAATTAAAAAGGAGAGAGACATGGGAAGAATTGGTTACAAGAAATATGAATATGCATATTAAGACGTATCCACAATTAGAAGAAGCAATCAGAGAGAACTATAAGTTCGTTTATGACAAAAAAGTTTTACCTTCAATGCGTTCAATGCAGTTCGCAGGTAAACCAATTGAAATGAGTCCAAACAGAATCTACAATTGTGCGTTTGCACCAATCGATGATTGGAGAGTATTTTCAGAAATTATGTTCTTACTATTAGGTGGAACAGGAGTAGGATATTCAGTACAATCACATCACGTTGATGCATTACCTGAAATTAGAAAACCAAATGCAGATAAGACTCGTAGATTTTTAATTGGTGATTCTATTGAAGGATGGGCAGATTCAGTTTCGGTATTAGTTAAATCTTATTTCTTTGGTGGTTCAAAACCAGTATTTGATTTTAGAGATATTAGAGCAAAGGGTGCAAGATTAATTACATCAGGTGGTAAAGCACCAGGACCTCAACCTTTAAAAGAATGTTTGATTAAAATTGAAGGTATCTTAGATGCTAAAAATGATGGTGATAAATTAAAACCAATTGAAGTACATGATATTGTTTGCCATATTGCAGATGCAGTATTGGCAGGTGGTATTAGAAGAGCAGCATTGATTTCATTGTTCTCTGCAACCGATGAACAAATGATTAGTTGTAAGAGTGGTGCATGGTGGGAAACAAATCCACAAAGAGGTAGGGCAAACAACTCAGCGGTATTAATGAGACATAAAATTACAAAGGAATATTTTTTAGACCTTTGGAAAAGAATTGAAGCAAGTGGAGCAGGTGAACCTGGTATCTATTTATCAAACGATAAAGATTGGGGAACTAATCCGTGTTGTGAGATTGCTTTAAGACCATTCCAATTCTGTAACTTATGTGAAGTAAATGTAAGTGATGTAGTTGACCAAAACGATTTAAACGAAAGAGTTAAAGCAGCATCATTCATTGGAACATTGCAAGCAGGTTATACCGATTTCCATTACTTAAGACCAATTTGGCAAAGAACAACTGAAAAGGATGCCTTAATCGGTGTATCTATGACTGGTATCGGTAGTGGTGCAGTTTTGAAAATGGATATGAAAGAAGCAGCAAAAGTTGTTAAAGCAGAAAATGCAAGAGTAGCAGATATTTTAGGTATCAATCACTCAGCAAGAACAACGACTGTAAAACCTGCAGGAACAACATCATTAACTTTAGGAACATCTTCTGGTATTCACGCTTGGCATAATGATTATTACATCCGTAGAGTAAGAGTTGGTAAGAATGAATCAATATACAATTACTTAGTATTGAATCATCCTGAACTTATCGAAGATGAATATTTTAGACCACATGATACGGCAGTAATTGGTATTCCACAAAAGGCACCAGCAGATGCAATCTTTAGAACCGAATCACCAATTCAATTATTGGAGAGAGTTAAAAGAGTACATGGTGAGTGGATTAAACCAGGTCATAGAAATGGTAATAACTCACACAATGTATCGGCAACGGTTTCAATTAGAGAACATGAATGGAAAGCAGTTGGAGAATGGATGTGGGAAAACAAAGAGTTCTACAATGGACTTTCAGTATTACCTTACGATGGTGGAACTTATATTCAAGCACCATTTGAAGATTGTACAAAAGAAAGATATGAAGAATTAATGAAAGTTCTACATGACGTCGACTTATCACAAGTAGTTGAGTTAGAAGATAACACAGATTTAAGTGGTGAGTTAGCGTGTGCAGGTGGTGCATGTGAGGTGAAGTAATGCACGACGGATTGGTTCAAAATATAGTGAGTGGTATGTATGGGCAAATTAAAAATAACAAATGAAACATTATATTATTTGGAAAATGGCAAAGTGGTGTTCACCCCTAAGTATCACCTTGAACGAGGTAATTGCTGTGGGAGTGGCTGCCGCCATTGTCCATATGACCCAAAGTATATAAAAGGAAATACAAAAATTAAAACAAAAGAAAATGATAACAATTAAAAAATTTAGTGCAGTATGGTGTGGTCCTTGTAGAGCACTTGCACCGGTAATGAATGAAATCAAAACACAATTTTCAAATGTAAAGTTTGAAGATATTGATATTGATGAAGATTATGCAAGTGTGGAAAAATATGGAGTACGTTCTGTACCTACTGTTATAATTGAAAAGGATGGTGTTGAATTAGAAAGATTTACTGGATTGAGTTCTAAAGTAGCATATGTAAATGCTATAAATGAAGCAGTAAAATAATAGGTTTTATCAAATAAGTTTCGTAAATTAGAGTTATATGTATTTAGATTACTTTGACCAATTCAAAAATATGTCACCATATCTGTATATCAATGCAGAACAATGGCAACATATACAATCCACATTTGAGAAAGCAGATGTGTGTGAATCTTTAGCAAAAATAGCTATGGAATATCCACTACCTTACCAAGAGATTAGTGAGGATGATTGTAGAAAAGAATATTTGTCATTAAAAAAGACAAGATGGAATGAACTATTGAGAGATGATGAATGGTTTATTCGTAAGGCAGGTGATAGCCGTTTTGGTTTAGGATTTGAAGGAAAACAATTATACTTTAGAAGAATAAATACAGGTAACCAAGCCTCAAACTATTTCCAACAAGCTAATAGATGGGGTGTAGATGGGACAGTATCTCCTGGACCAGATAGAACATGGAGAACATATGAATTTATGGTTACTCTAATGGGTGCAATGTATACTTTAAAGTTTGATGAAATTGATAGAGGTAGTTTAAGAGTAGCTTTATCTTTACGAAAATATATTTGTTCTCAGTTCAAACCAAATGTAGCAAAAGCATTATACGATTACTTTAAAGCAGAGACAGTATTAGATTTTGCAGCAGGTTGGGGAGATAGATTGTGTGGTTTCTATGCGAGTGAATATGGTAAACACTATGTTGGTATAGATCCGCGTAAAGAAAATCATCCCATTTATAGACAACAGGCAGATTTTTATGAGAAGAATAATGGATTCTTTGAATTGGAAAAGAAAGCTACTTTTGTGGAGAGTCCAGCTGAAGATTTTGACTACGCTGGATATGATAACTATTTCGATATCGCTTTTACTAGTCCTCCTTATTTTAGTGTTGAAAGGTATTCGTATGATGATACACAAAGTTGGGTTAGGTATAAAACAATTGATGACTGGAACGAACAATTCTTACACAAAGCATTAGGAAAGATTTGGAAAACACTTAAAAAAGGTGGAACTCTGATTGTAAATATTGCAGATGTTTATGCCAGTTCAAAAGGAACGGATAAAGGTTATAGAGCAATCACTACTCCTATGAATGAATTCTTGGAGCAACAAGAGGGTGCAGAATATTTAGGGTGTATTGGTATGGAAATGGCCAAAAGACCTGGTTCTGCAGGAGCAGGAGCAATTATAGAGGGTGATGAGGATAGATACACCGAAGAAGCATTAGAAAAAGCTAGAGAAGCAGCAGATAAAACATTTTGTGAACCAATGTGGGTATGGAGAAAAAATTAAAAGTATTATATACAAATGGTGATTCAGTTAGTTGGGGTTCGGAATTAAAGGACAGAACTAATCGTTTCTCTACATTGTTAGCCAAAGAAAAAGGTTTAATAGATTTCAATGTAGCTAGTAGTGGTATATCCAATGATAGAATTTATAGAAATACTTTAAGAGATTTATGTAAGTTTGTTAATGGTGAACCAATTTATAATGAGGAATTAGGATATGTTAAAGTAGATGAGATGTTTGTTCTAATATCATTTACAGCACCTACTAGATTTGATTATTTTGATGGTGATGTGTTTATAAACGAAAGATTATGGACGCATAAGGATAAGTGGGGTACAATAGATGAACATAGATTAACGGATAGTAAGTATGTAATTCACCAAACTCACCTAACTCCTTCATTATTAAGGGTTTTTCAACAAATAATATCTCTTAAATCATTTTGTGAAGCAAATAAAATACCTTATCTTTATATAAATGCATTCTTTGATTATGATGAGGATGAAATTTTTACTTTAAATAAAGATATCCATACTGAAAAAGTAGCTAAACAATTTGATGATACGGAAGATTACTTTGGGTTGGTAGATTTATGGAAACAAATTCCACAAAGTTTTAAGGATATAAATTTAACAAAATACTTAAAAGGATTTAAAGATGATAGTATGTTTGAAGAAAGAGGACATCCATCAACTAAAGGCCATAAACAAATAGCAGAATTAATAAAAAATAAAATTTAAAATATGTTACATAAACAACAATACAATGTATATGCACAAGCACATGGTAGTGAGTTTCCTTCGGAGAAATATATTTCAGAAAAGACCGGTAAACCTATTAATGTAGCATACTTTTCTAATAATGTAATATTTGATGATAGTGTTATACCATATTTAAAAGAGAAAGGATTGGTATGTATACATGAAAAGAGAACATACTACGAACCAACTGATTATAGTATCACAGCTGTTTATGAATACACTCATAACGATGATTTGATAGTAATTGGATTTTCAAATAGAAATGATTCATATCCTGGAGAAGATATTGATGATGAGGTAGCAGTTTTAAAAGCAAAACAAGCACCTTTAAAGTTATGGATTCAATCAACATGTGAATTATCATTGGTGTTTGAATTATTTCCTGAGTTGAATAAGTTTGCAAAGAAAGATATGAAAGGTAAGATTCACTTATTGAAATCTACATCATATGGATTTGAAACTGAAGCATTTGATTTAAGTAAACCTGTAATCGATTTAGATTTGAATTATGGAACTGGTTTTAGTGATATGCATAACAATATTGTAAACACTATTCAAGGTAAGAACGATAATAATGCAAAGTTAGTTCTATTACATGGATTAGCTGGGACGGGCAAGACAACATATCTCAAATACTTAGCACATGAATTAGGTAAGAAGGTATTATTTTTACCACCTGTTATGGCAGAGAGTATTGTTAATCCAGATTTTGTTCCTTTCTTAATGGAGAACAAAGATTGTGTTTTGATTATTGAAGATGCTGAAAAAGTAATTGGTGATAGACAGAATAGTGGTAGTTCAGTTGGGGTTTCTAATCTATTGAATTTAAGTGATGGTATATTAGGTGATATCTTAAACATACATGTAATTGCGACTTTCAATATGGATAAAGAAAAGATTGATTCTGCATTACTAAGAAAGGGAAGATTGATTGCAGAACATAAGTTTGGTAAGTTATCCTTAGAAGATACACAAACTTTATTAAAGAAGTTGAATAAACAAACCGAAGCTAAGGAAGGATTAACATTAGCGGAAATTTATAATATTGATAACCAACAAGATAAGAGTAAGGACGAAAGGGTAACAATTGGTTTTAAAAGATATTAATATTTATAATACATTGATAATCAACAAGTTATAAAAAACTTCCTAAAATATTTGGTAGATTAAAATAATTGTTGTATCTTTGTAAGAGAAAGAGTTCATTGAAATAATGGGGATGCTATGGAATTGATTGCAATGTAAATAGTAGTACCACACGTGGAGAGAAGTGCTAGTTCTCCTTAAATCTGCACAAAACAATAAACGACGAAATGTCAACAATGACCTTTGATTCTTTAATGGAATTCATCGGTGCTGATTACGCTGTAGCAGCCTAATCCCTCCCGTACACATCATGGGACAATTAAATAGAATGTGAGATTAGTTTACTGAAACTTTAAATCAGTTGGTGGACCGTTGTATAAACTATACAGCCTCAATTCTTTTGGAAAGTTTGTAAGATAAAACTTTAACCTAAACGTGTGATATGCTGGTATTATTAGTTCTTTGTAAGACACGAGTTCGAGTCTCGTCATCTCCACAAAATTAAATAATGTGGTATCTGATACTGACAGCTCTTTAGGAGTGATGGGTGTGAAAGCAGATTGAAAAGGGTACAACCCAACCCCATATTATTTAATTCAATATCGTGGTGTAGAGCAGAGGTAGCTCGCTAGGCTCATAACCTAGAGGTCAGTGGTTCGAATCCGCTCACCGCAACAAATGTTAGGGTTGAAGCCATCAACTAATAAAACCGATTGAGTGACGTACCCAGTACGGAAGAAAGCCGGATACCCTAATAAAAAAATACTCAAAGATATTTGGTAGTTTAAAAAACTTATCGTATCTTTGATATATAAGATTGGAACTTATAGGTGATGAAAGATACTCGGTATTCAATCTTAGGAAAAAAAAAGTTTTAAAATATTTGGTAGTTTGAAAAAATTATCGTATATTTATAAAACAATGGGGTAACACTCATAGAAGTTCTTTAAA